CATGCCAGCACTTGGACAAATCGGTGATTTATCACTTGTTAATCCTGAAGGCTATTTATTCGCGGAACATACATCAGGTATGCGCTTTGCTGAATCAATGCATTTCTTTTTCAATGCTGATAAAATGGCGTTTCGTTGGTTAACTCAATACGGTGGCCGTCCTGTTTTTACAAAACCTTATTCACCACGTCAAGGCGGCGAAGATCTAAGCCACTTTGTACTGCTAAATAATAACTAAGGGGAATAGATATGCCACTTAATAGAATATCGAACCGGATTATACAGCTTGCAAAAGTTCCACCAATTACAGGTGCTGCAACTTATCTAACACTAGATAATGCTAACGCAACATTTTTTGTAAATTTTACGGAACAATTAGAATTGCTTGCTTATATCCATGCCGGTGTTGTCGGAACATCTGTTGATGCGAAATGGCAACAAGCAACCGCGGCTGATGGAACAGCAGCAAAGGATTTAACAGTAACTACTGATGCAAGTATTACACAGATTACAACACTTAATGAAGTCGCACAATTAGAGCTACGACAAGAACAGGCAAATACCGTGCTTGACCTTGATAATGGTTTTAAATTTATCGGCTTAAGTGTAACAACTGTTGGTGCTACCACAGCGGTAAGTGCTGAAATATTCGGTCTTTACATGACAGATGAAGATGGTGCCGGTCCTCAAACAGATGACCAAGCAGCCGGAAACACTACACGTCAAGTAATACCATAAGGAAATCATGAGCGGGTTAATTTATAATGTTGCTCCGGTGACATTCCCGGTAACGCTTTCGGAAGCTTTATTGTTCCTTAAGCAGAACCCGGGAACGTCCGATGATGCACTTATAACTGACCTTATCACTATGGCAACTGAAGAAGTCGAAGTAATAACCGAACACCAATTGCAGGATGCAACCAGTGTTCAGTTTTTCGATGGTTGGCCGGGTGGCTATGGAACAAGTTATGGTGGTTACTATAACCGTTTTATAACACTTATGCGGCCACCGCTTCAGTCTGTTATTAGTGTAAAATTCATAGATTTTGATGATGTTGAACAAACAATAGATGCAGCAGATTATACAGTAAAAATTAACAATGAAGCACGTGGTTTAATTCAATTCGATGTGGATTTTACATTACCAATACTTAGCAGAAATGTTGTTGATTCTGTGTTCGTTGAATTTGTATCAGGGTATGAATCATGGCCCGGCAAATCTGGTGTACCGGTTTCAATTAAAACAGCTATTAAATACTTTATCAATGAAATCTATCAGCACCGACTGTATCAGCAGGAAGGCAGTATAACCGGGCAACTAATGCAAAATGAATATGCAATGAAGTTGCTACGGGCGTATATGGTCCGGACTCCGGACGCAATCGGCTTAGGGGGTTTGATACCTAATGTGGTGACCTGATGATCGGTAGAATGCGACATGAACTAATTTTACAATCACCGAATCCACAAACCAACGATTACGGCGAAAACATACCCGGTAGTGAATGGGATGATGTCGCCACTATTTGGTGCAGTATTGAACCTTTGCGGGGTCGTGAAATGGAAATGGCCAAACAAGTTAATGCATCCATTACCCACGAATTAGTGATGCGAAATATGATCGGAATAACTGACCGCACATTAAGCACGTTTAGATTACTTGATACCCGGCGCAATATAGCATTTAACATCATTCAGCATTTATCAGATTTTTACACACAAGACACATTTATTAGAATGCTATGCATACAGGATGAACACCCGACATGAGCAAATTTATTAGTATAAAAGGCCCGTCAATAAACCGGGTTATAAAAAGCATACAAAAAAAGGATATGGCCATGGTTAAAGCAGGGCTAAAGGATTCTTCTATTTTGCTTAAAAAAGATGCGCAAGAGATGTCACCGGTTGTTACTGGTCAATTCAGGAAATCCATCAGGCGACAAGTTCGCGGACGGGTGAAAACTGGTTTAGCCACTGCAACGGTTGGTGTAACGATTAGTTCGCCCGCATGGCGTTATGCTTCACAAGTTGAAAAAAAGCACAAGATTTTCCGGATACTTGAAACAACTAAACCAAAACCAGTTCGAGCAATTTTTGCATTAGCTATAGATACATTTTGGAAGAAACAAAGGAGGGTTAGGTAGTGGCTTCACTAATCCCAAATTTGCGACCGCATTTATTAGCTGTGACAGGGTTGACGGATATTGTCGGTGATAAAATCCGGGCGGGTGCTATCCATCAGGACGACACATTCCCATATGTCATAATTAGTTTAGTTGTTTCGGATGATAACCAAACGCTTAATGGTTCAACTGATTTTATAAAGACCACCATAGAAATTCAATCGATAAGTTTAAGCTATAAACAAAGCTATGAAATAGCCGAACAAGTCCGATTAAATCTAAATGGATTTCAACAAAAATTAATGGGTGCGTTGTATATCAATTCATCTAGAAAAACTAACGAATGGACATTTACAGATAAGCCGGAAACGGGCGGGAACAAGTTGATATTTACACGGGCAACCATTTATGATATTAGCTACCCAATACCGGACAATCTAGTCCATCCATAAACAAGAACGTATTTAAAACTATGAGGGAAACATGGCTAAGGTACAAACTAATGGGATGGCTTTAACATTCACCACTGCTTCGGGATTCGTTCCGGACATTATAAGCTATTCAAAAGACGGTGAAACAGCGGACGATGTAGAAACTAGCGACCTTGCAACAACTGGATTCAGGACTTATGAACCGGGATTTTTAGTTGAGGGTGGTACTTATACATTCGAATTACAATTGGATACAACATTTATTCCAATATCAACCGGGTTAACAGATACTATAACAATTACTTATCCTATTTCAGTTGCGGGAAATACTGCTGCAACAACTGTTTTTCAAGGATATGTAAATAGCGTTTCCGAAGCCGGGGCAATCAATGAATTAATTACTTCAACACTTGTTTTGAAAGTTGCCGGTACACCGGTATTTACTGAAGAAATGACACCATAATTTATGCTCAGCAAAGGGAGACACTTTTGAGCTACTTAACTAAACTAAAATTAAATAAAATTAGCAAGCTGACAAAGGTTTTCGGGGCTAATAAACACGATGAATTCCCGGATGATATTTATTCGAAGCCAGCTAAAAAATCATACATGGTTGTATGGGCCGCCCAACTTGGTAAATATTCAAATATGACTGATGCTGATTTAATGGTTGAATCAAATATAATAGCAGTAGAAAAATCATATTATCAAATGATTCTGCTTAGTTCATGTTTGGCTAATGGTCGCTTATTAGGTGATGCATTTGATGATAATGATATTGAACAAATCGCCGCAGTAGATAATCACCAAGCGCTTAATGATTTGTTTATGGCTGCATGTAATTCAAATAAAATTGATAAGTCCATGGGTAAATTCTTTGTTGAATTTCTTGACGGGATTTATTCAGTGGATTTTGATTTGTCAAAGTTGGAAGATGAACCGGTAAAGAAACGGGGACGACCAAAGAAAAATGCCTGATGTCTTTTACAAAATATTTGATTCTGATGATCCGGAAAAACCGACATTCGAAGACGAATTTAAAATGGATTTGTGCGCAACATTACCATATAAAAGTGTGGCTGAAATGATGGATACACTAGATGAATATGAATACCAATTTTGGTTCGAAAAATACAAGCGCCATATTTTCGGGCCATCGATGGAAAATCATATGCTTGCACAGATTGCCTATGTAACAGCCAATGCATTCAGCAAGACTCATTTATGCTTTGATAAATTTACTTATAAGGTTTTGAAATCGATTCAGGAACGCATGAACCAAGCAACTGAACAACACTATTTTGAAAGTTTGTACAAGTCCTATATCGATAAGGGAATGGAACCAGCAGAAGCACAAGAGGAAGCCCGGGAAAAGGCCACAATTTATATAACCAACTTAAAGAAACGACAGGCGGAAGATGCCAGCGATTAGTAGCATATCAATTGTAATAAAAGCAATCACTAGCCCATTCATTAAAAGCATGGGTCAAGCTGGAAATGTGGTTTCAGGTTTTGCATCTGCTATAAAGAATTTAATTGGATTGATTGTTAAATTATCTGTTGTTATTACTACTGCATTTATTGCAACAATGGCAGCTTTAAGTATCAAGGCAATTAAAACAGCCGCGTCTTTTGAAATATTACAGACTCAATTTATTACATTATTGGGAAGTGCTACCAAAGCTAGACAACGATTTCAGGAGCTTAAAAAGTTTGCTGCTGAAACACCGTTTCAATTACCCGACATTGCCAAAGCATCCCGGGTATTAGAAGCACTGACAGGTGGCGCATTATCCACAGGTGAAGGTTTAAAGCTGGTAGGTGATGCAGCAGCTATAGCCAATGAATCAATACAATCATTGGGTATACATGTTGGCCGGGTATTTCAAGGACTGCAAACCGGGCGTGCTGTTGGTGAATCATTGGCCCGACTTCAGGAACTTGGTTTGCTATCTGGTGCAGCCCGAACACGTATAGAAGCATTGCAAAAGGCAGGTATTAAGGGTGCTGCTGTTTGGGGTATCGTTGAAAAAGCACTGCAAAAAAATAAAGGTGCAATGGCGCTGTTAAGCAAAACCGCAACCGGCTTATTTTCAACTGTTAAGGATAACTTAAATATTGCCTTTGCTGAGTTTGGACAAATTCTATTACCGATTGTTAAAGTATTGCTTGAAGATACAATACAAAATTTCCAAAAGTTGGCGCAAATCATCCGGGACAATGCCGACAGTCTGCAAAAGAAATTACTACCAATGTTTAAAGAATTAATTGCTTTATCAATTCAGATTAAAGGTACAGGCATTGCAGCATTCAAGGCATTTTTTCGTATCATTGGTGGACCCGAAGGACAGAAAGCGGTAAGCAGCTTGATTATGTCATTAAATAAAATTTTGGCATTTACTGAATTTTTATTTAACAACCTTGAAAAAGCATGGGAAATTGGCTGGAAGAAAATCATATTATTATCAAAGCAATTACTAGCTGATTTTGTTGGGTTTCTATCTGCAACATTAGTTGTTGGTATTAAAACTCAAGTTGGAAACATAATTGAATTCATAGCCTCACAAATTAAAGTTGGTGCACGGTTAATTAAATTATTAATGGATGGTGTTTTTACTGACAATAAAGGACGACAAAAAGCTATTGATGAATTTCTTGCTGGTATGTCAAAAGACATAGACGCATTCGATTTTAAATTAATTGATACTGAAGAGGTTGCCCGGGCTACTAAAATATTTTCAAAGCCAATAAAAGAATTTTTTGAAATTGGGGAAAAAGCATCAGCTAATATTAATGCGGAATGGGACGAATTAATAACTAAAGGTTTTAAATTTGCTAATATAAAAGTTGGTCAAAACCTTGATGATGCTGGTGCAGCTATAGATAGAATCAAGGAAAAAATAGCAGAAGCAAAACCAGCCGGAACATTAAAACGATTTGGCGAAAGCATTTTCGATTTGCTTAAAAAGGCTGGTACTGGATTTGCCGAAGGTATAGAAGGTGGTGCAACAAAGGCCGCTGAAACTGTCGAAGAGGCAATGAAAAAAGTACGTTCTGCTTTAGGAATTGAAGAACAAAAATCGCAATTTCAAACATTTATTGATGGCTTGATTAAAGATGCTAAGGAACAGCTTGAAGGACTCAAACCACCACCACAACCAACACTAGCCGAAAAGGGAACACAAGCCGCCGCCCTTGGTGAACTTGGTTTATTGGGTACACAAAAAGATGAACTAAAAGAGCTTAAAAAACAAACCCAATTACAAAACGAAATCAAAACAAAGCTAATAAATTTTGTTATTCAAAATGCTAATTTTGGATTAGGGGGAACATGAGCATTAAACTATTAAAAGCTGTTCCAACGTTTGGAAATACAGCAACCGAAGATGAAAACGGATCAACATATGTTCAAATGTTTCGTATTGGATTAACAGGTTTTGAAACTGCTAATGCATTTCAACGGTCATTAGTACAGGCACAAGCATTATTTGCTGATGGATTGCCACAATATGGATTTGCATTTGCTGGAAATTCGAATGCATTCTGTATTAATAGAACAGTACAAGTTATAAATACTGAGTCCGACAATATACCTACACACATTATTGTGACATGCACATTTTCAACTATTCCACGCACTAAACGTGATGAAGAGGAAGACCCATTAAAAAAGCGTCCCGACATTGTTTGGGGTACACACTTTGAAAGGGAAGCTGTATTAAATGCACATGAGCGGCAGGAATTCCAGAACGGCGCAAATTTAGGTCCGCTTGTTTGCGGTGCACGCAATACATCCACCGGCGATTTAAACGCATTCAATGAATTTTCATTGGGTATTATTAATAGTGCAGGGCAACCATTCACACCATCACCCGAAAAAGACATACCATTTCCGACTGTAACAGTGGTGCAGAATATCGGCCGGGATGCATGGGACCCGGTACAAAATAAGCAATTTATAGGCGCTAGAAATTCAACTGATTTTAAAGTTGACGGTGTCACTATAAAACGCCGGGAAGGTAAATTGCTTGACCGTACAGCCCGAACAGTATACCAGGGTAAACTATCGTATCGTGAAGTCACAACAACCATACTAATTAAAAATAACCACAATCTGATTCTACAGGATCGCGGCTTTTTATTTTTAGGTATTCCAAAATCCGGAACTGATGACATAGACCCGTCGCCGGTATTTGGTGGTGATGCCACAACGGAACCATTCACCGTTGAAACAGATGGCACAGAAACCCCGGAAGAAATCCTATTAGATGGCCGGGGTAATGTAAATCCTAAGGAACGAACACCGGTTTACATTCATTATAATTTTGATGATGATAGAAATTTTGCATTGTTAGGACTACCACAGGAAAAACAATAAATGGGCGGCTTAGTAGGAAAAGATAATGCAAAGCGGATTGGTGAAGCTGTAAAAACGGTCGAAGCTATGACCATGAAAAATACCACCAAAAAGAACCGCGAACGCACAGACCAAAAAGGAATTTTGGCCGAAGTCACTAATGCGTTTGCTGCTGCACGTTATGCATTAAAAGAAATGCGTATTAATACCGGTGGTGGTGGAATAGCTGACAAAACAAAGCCGCGAATTTGGGATGGTGAACCGGGCAATCTACCACAAGCATTTGAAATAAATGACATTTCATTTTTGCCACCGGGTACACGGGTATTTGTTCAACATGGTAAATCACCCGGCGAAGGCAAAAACAAGTGGTATTTTGATTCCGGAGGCGGACCAACCAAAGCAAAGAAACATGTAGAGCTTGATATATCCGATGACTTTTTACAGTTTACAAATGATGTATCAGTTGCCGCAGTCGATAGCGAATTAGGCCCGGCTTTATATGGTGAGTTGCCAATTTTTCGCCCGGGTGCTGAGGGGTTACCCGCTGAAATTGCATGGCGTAATTTGTTTTCAGTTGCTACAGATTCAGCCGGTAATACATCCGGGGATTATCGCGATGGTTATTTGGTGCCACAATTTGGTTTAGCTGGTGGTGGGGAAGTAAGTTTAACAGATGCCAACCAACGACATTTACGATTTAAAAACCTTGGAAGGGCTACCGGTTCCCGGCAATTAAATATTTTCCATTCGGTTTTACCGGATAGTGAATTAGACAATGTTAACGAAATGTTTCCGGGGCATACCAGCACAACCGGTTTTTATATATTGAACCAAGGCGCAATTGATGCACTACCGGCAGACGCTAACCCGGTAACACATACCGAATTAAAAAATGCTGTTGACTTGGTTAATGTCGATGCATTGGGACATATCAAATGTATTGACGGTGTATGTACAGCGGATAAATACGAACCACCAACATTTACAGCAGACTTTTTATTAGATGTTGCTTATACTGGAAGCTATCCAACATCCGGAACATTATATGATGTGACTATTGCACAGGAAACCCGGGTAACAGATGGAGCCGGGGCCGATGTTGTCGCGGCTGATGGTGAAGGTGTTAACCGTTTGAAATGGCAAGTTAAAGCCCCGGCCGCAACAGTACCGGCTAAATTAACACCGGGCATTCCACAAAATCCAAGCTTCAGCGGTGATTCAACTAATTATGATGCTGCTAAATTTGGTTCTGATACAGCAATTGACCATGATTTAAGCAGGATTTTTAATTGTACATTTAAATTAGATGGTGAAGATACCGAAAAGGTCACCAATGGAACCAGTGCAGATTTAATAACTGATTTTATTGTATTAGCTGACCCGGCTTTTCAGATTGTCCCGGACAATGATACAGACTTTAATATATTTTTTGAATTACAAGATGTATTAGGTTCACAATACACGCGCTTTAATGGAACCGGCCGGTATCAAATCGACGCATTTTTATATTTTAAATCCGATGGTTTAGCCCCTGATGCCAACGGTGACCAAAAGCCAGCCGTACCAATCACGGATGGTTCGGCATCATCGCCGGTTGTTTCATATGATGGCGCTAGTAAATCCGGGGCTGATATTACTTTTAATATTACTATTCCCGGAACTAGTGTTGATGATCAATTATGTGTAATTTTTTATGTCAATCATATTGACCCGGTTACACCTGCAATTGCCCGTGGTTTTATATTTGATGGTTCTAATGGTGCATCATTAACAAATGATATTGATAGTGAAAATAATTGTTCTGCTATTGTTGGGGCTGGTTTATATACTTGTACATTGACTGTTACACCGGGAACCATAACAGATACCGATTTTGACGAAGAAACACAGGGCATTACAGCCATGGCGGATTTATTCCAAACGGTTTTTATAGCTGTTGAAATACTTAAAAGTGCCGCAGCAACTACAGACTTCAGCGATGCCGGAAAAACATTTACTTTACAAATAGAAGCTGTGGACGGTTCAACCTTATTAAAATTTAGTAACATCGAGGGCAGCAGCGGAGTTGAACCGGGCATCACTGTTGCCGGTGCTATCGTTCCAAATTCAGGCGGGGCCGGTGTGACAGACGGTTTCGAATTTAGGCTTGAAGCATACCAAATTGAAACAGGCATAGAAAAACTAGCAGCCGGTGAATTAACCGCGGTTGCAACTGTTGAAGGTTGCCCGAATGTTTTACGCATGCCGCTAATTATTGACGGAAGCAATTCGAATTTTTGTTGGGGCGATGATTTTACTGAAGGTGAACCAGCCGGAACGCAGCCTGTAGCATACTATAAATTTGATGGTGATTTAACCGATGAAACAGGCGTTTATGATGCTTCTACAAGTGGCTCTGTAACATTCCCTACTGATGAAGGACGTGATCAAGTAGTATTTATTGATCAACCAAGTGATGAAGTAAATATTCCAGCGTTAGCAGAAATTTCTAGTAGGTTTGATGATTGGACAATAGCATTTTGGGTTAAAGTGGATATTGACCCTACAGTAATAAATGTTTTATATCTTCAGAATTTGTTATCGCCACAAACAAAATTTAATTCAAATATTTCTAATGCAAATATGATAGTTGGTGGTTCAAGTGTATTTAAAGCTGGAGACTTTAGAGCTTTAGATTTTATACATTTCGCAGGCTCTAGAAGACATTCACCTGATGGTGCAGGTGAGACACATGCTGATTTGAAATTTTATATTAATGGTGTTTTAGTTGATACTGAAATATTTGCTAATGCCAATTTTGCAGGTGGTGCATGGGAACTTGGTGGTGCCTCTGGTGGATTTGGTTTATTTGTTGACAACCTTATATTTTTTAATGCTATTGCAACAGATGCCGATATACTAAATATATTTGAAAATGACGCCGCTATACTTTCTGCATTCATTGGTCCTAATACTACCCGGTGGATTGAAAGCATAACCGGCGGCGGCAAAAATGAATTATTAAACGGTTCATTAATCCAGACAATACCGGCCGCTTCATTTGGTAATACACAAGTTGAAAATGACGCGCCAATTTCAGCATTAGATTTATTTGATATTACAGCCAGCTTTGATTCAGCCGGTGTAAACTTTGATGAAAATGGACAGCTAGCATTTTTAGAATTTACCACAGCGGACCCGTTTACATTCCGGGCAAGTGTATTTTTAGATTCTGGCAACCAGACAGTAAAATTTGAGGAAGTAATAAGCGGTGATTCTGTCGAATTTATACAAGCGGATCAATCCGGGGATTTAACATTTTCTAGAACTGGATTTATTGCTAATGATAATTTCAGCGGCACAGACCAAAATAGTTTTGATGTAACTGATGCGCTTTTTACTACTCGTTGGTTAGCACAAGGAACCGGAACATTAAGTATTTCAAATAATAAATTATTTGGTGATGCATTGGCAGGTAGTAGTGATGCAACAGCCCGTTTACAAATTCCGCCTTTAATGACAGAATTTATTGGTGATTTTGAAGTATCAGCAACAATCAATTTAGAATCTGCTGATATTAATGATAATATTGGTATTGAATTTATTTTAGGTGGTGGAGCTGGTAATACAATATTTGAAATAATATTAACTCAAGATGGGGCTGGTAGTAGAGAAATTGTTTATTTTAACGGTTCAAGTTTTCCAACAGTTCCCGGTAGTAGTGGTGCAACAACCGGCGATTTCAAATTTACAAGAACAGGTACGACTATTAAAACTTTTGTTAATGGTATTGAACTTGATTCACGAACACATGGCACTTTTACTACACAATCTGTTGTAAGGTTAAAAACAAAAACTTTTAGTAGTGCTCAACCGGTACAAGGCAGTTTTGAAAATGTAATTGTTAAATTAAATGGTAGCAATTTTTCGGAGCCACGGGTTTTTGGTAATTATAAAAACGAAACAAAAATTATTTTTGATGATGTCGCAACAATGCCAAGCGACCCAACGTTACGAATTGAAACCACCGGAGCGGCTGATTTTGAATGGGAATGGACCGACTTTAAATATGAAATACCAATCGATGTCGATTATTGCACAACAATATAAAGGGATAAGCTTATGACAGTATCAGCAGATATTGCAGCCGAAAATGTAATACGGGTAGATCAAGCCCGCGAATTAGACATATTAGAATTACAAATAGCCGAAGTTACCGCGGATGGTTTCAATGCTGAGGCTACATTAAGCACCATTCAAGATATTGTAGCAGCGGCCACAGTCTATAAAACATCGGTTGACCGTATAGCACAGGCGAAGAAAGATTTTATTGATGCAACACCGGGTGATTTACTAGGATTAGACACATCATTTAATGCGGCGGAACTATTAACATTAAAGCCGCTAATATTAATCGAACTTGAAGCCGACGCGGACATACTGCGAACAGCTCTAGATATAGTAATTTAACTATAAAGGATTTCATCATGTCAGATTTAATTAAAAAATATTGGATGCAGACCGGATTTTTTGGGGTGCTGCTTATCGTGTTGTTCGGTGGTTATCAGTTACTTAATCGGGTGTTTGATACATTCGACAAAAACGACGAACGCTATTTTATACAGCTTGAAAAGTGCGAAGAAACCAACGCCAATCTAGCCGAAGCAATAGAAAATTTAGGAAATGCTTTAAATAAATAATACTAGCTATTGTATATTAGTATTTATTGAATAGTGTAAATCTGTCAACGGGAATTGACACGGGAACATTAATTGGGAAATAGGAATGCCAGTTGTTAACATAACTGCAAGTCACTATAGGGAATTGCAACAGATTTTAGATAGGGAAAATCTAGATGATGTTGCAACTGTCATACCTTTTTTAATCTACCAGTATCAATTTCATTTTCAAAACTGCCTTGTAC